AGCTTGTTTTAAAAGCAATGATTTCAAATGTACTCAATCTAGTTATCATGACGATTTGATGTTAATAACCTTATATTCCGGTAATTCGTATAGGAATATTGTTAATTGGTTTTATAAGGATGCTGAATTTGCTTCTCAAATAGCTTCTGTTACGTTACTCAATTTCAATGACAGACTTATTAAGTCAGCCACTGATACTTGTGCAGAATTCTATAGAATGCCTTTGCAATATGATGGAGGATATAGAACTCATTATAGTTTGATATACAACATTACAACCATTGAAGGAGATTGTGGTAGTGTATTAATAGGAGGTCATGAACAGATCAAAATATTAGGTATACATGTTGCAGGAAATACTCACAAACATTTTGGAATTGGTAATGTTGTGTCACAAGAGACCGTACAGAGACTTATTTCGGACTCTGGAGACGTTGCATATCTCGTTAATAATAATTATAGTGATGGGAAAATATCAGCCCAAGGACATAAGATATACAGGACTTTAGATAGACCTGTTATTAGAAATACTAAGACTAAAATTACACCTTCTCTGTTGATTGATCATTTGGGATATTCTGATAAGAAACCCGCGATTTTGCATCCTATCAATATAAATGGTATACTTGTTGACCCACTGATAAAAGCAATTTCACAATATGGTAAGCCTCGTGCTTATACCTACGACACTGAAGTATTGTCAGAGATTGAGGAGGAAATGAAGTATGCTTATAATTATACCTATTCAAAGCGGAAAACAGTTGCCAGAAATTTGACTATTGCTGAAGCATTCGGAGGTTCTATTATGTACCCGGAAATAGGACCTCTACCTAGAGGCACTAGCCCTGGGTATCCACATAGTGAAAATAATCCCAACGTTAAGAAATTTTTAGCTGGTACTGGAGACTTAGATGTAACGACTAGACAGTTTATTAATTTTGAATTAAAAATGAATGGTTACTCCAATAGGTTAGAAAATGGTGAACGCATCGAGTTTATCTATAAGGATTTTCTTAAAGATGAAATAAGAGGACAAAAGAAGATAGAATCGGCAGATACTAGACTAGTATCTGGTGCTGATTTCGAATTGACCATTTTGATGGTTAAGTACTTTGGTGCTTTCATGGCACATACTGTACGTAACAGGATAATAAACCCTAGTACTATAGGTGTTAACTGTTATGGTGTAGAGTGGACATTGATAGCTTACAAACTTTTACAATTTGGACAACAAAATGTATATTCTGGTGATTTTGCCGGATTTGACAAAACTGTTAATGAATTCTTACTGCGAATGGTGCTTGAAGTTATATGTGATTGGTATTTACGTAATAGCAATCACATAAACAAATTTAAACACGATAAAGCTAGAAGAGCGCTTTTTGAAGAAAGTGTAAATTCTAAACATGTTTACCTTGAC